TATAATTAGATCTGTTTTCGTTCAACCTTTTTCCCGTATAAATATTCTGACCAAGTATCGACGCCAAAATGCTGTTGAGCGTAGCTAGTTAACCATTCACGAATAGCCTCCCGATCCCATTGCAAGCGTGCGGCAATCTGAACAGCTTTCCCAAGATAACCAAGCAACTGTTTTCTAGTAACCGCAAAAATTTCTGTCCATCCAGTTCCGTGTTTTTCCCTGTCTCCAGCATGAAGACCTTTAGCTCCCATTAGATGGTGCTGGATTTGCTCAACGGCTAACGTTCTTAAATCGTTTTCTAAACCCGAAACATTGTCAGCAATCCAAACATAAACCAGTTTAGGATTTTCAAACCCCTTTTCCTTAAACTGTTTCTGTAAACCGTGAACGCGTTTCCAATACCCCTTGTCTTCATCAAACTGGTTGTGCCCAGTATATCCAGTCTTCATTAGCATGGGTTCAATTTCGATGTGGTAGTTCATTTTTTCGTTCCTTATAGCTGAGAGATAATAGTTTCAATAACCCGATTGCGTCCATGATCCCTGCTTTCCATGTCAATCACATTCCAATCAAAATTCAGTTCAAACATTGCATTTTTCTTTTGAGTGATCGCATCAAATGCATCTAGCGATTTTGGATCATTAGGCGAATATTTCCAATAGCGAAGCGGATCATCAACACGGCGAGATAATAATTGACGTTGCTTTTTTTCGTTAACCGAAAGCCAGACCTTAACAACCTCAAATTGCTGTTCATGTTCCCATTCAGTAACATCGCGCATAAAATTTTCGTATTGACGCGAAGAACACCAACCCATAACCGGCTGTAGTAATGCCCGAGAATACCAAGAGCGATCATAAATAACCATCTGCCCTTTTTTTGGAAGCAGCTTTTTCCATTCAGGCAACCAAGATTTCATCATACGTTTTGATGGCATGAATGATGGCTGGACGCGATAGGCATAAGGTGGCATGTATCGGGTGATTTCCCGAACAGTTCCCGATTTGCCTGCACCATCTCGCCCTTCAAGAACGATAGCAACACGGCGGCCAGTATCAAAGATATTTTCAGCAAGTTCATTTAACTTGATAAAATTTTGCAACCGATTTTCAAACATTAGAAACCTCCATTAATTAAGAGATAAAGTGCGCCACCCCATATGATGGTATCAGTGGCAACCGAATAGGCAAGATATAATCCAACCAGAATTTTTTTGATATTGTTTTTCATGGCATCAACCCCACAATAGCCGTAACCATAACGGCAGAGTTAACAAAAAGAATTGGCTTGTCTTTGATAGCCAATCCATGAACGAGCCAACATAGTGAGGCAACCATTCCAACCATGATTGCAAAATGCGTTGGCAATCCGAGCGAGAGGCAAGCCATCTGCCCGATAACTAAAAATGATCCGATCCATCCAAACATAATAAAATCTCCTTACCTATCTAATATGGGGATTGCAACCCGAAATGTCAAGGGGTCATGCAACCTTTTTTTCGATTTTATTTGGATGAATAACCGCGATTCCAATCTTGCGAAGTGCAGTCCGAACCGAAGCGGCATCGTCAAACATAACCTTGTTAGCTTTAGCAAATTGTTTTAGTGACAAAAAGCTTTTAAGTTGTTTAGCTTTTAATTCGCCATCTGGAGTTTGATTGCCAGCTGGACGGCTAATGATCTTATGAGGGCAGATGCCAACATCTTGCAAAAATTCAAAATCCGCATCTGACATTTGTCTAGCTGTGCAAACCATGACATAATCGCCAGCCTTTTGACGGCGGCGAACCTGAGTTGCCAAAGGCAAAACCGTATCACCAAAAATCTTTTCAGCTGTGGAATTTTCAATCCAAGCTGGCAGATTTAACGTGCCATCTGGAAGGGTAGCTTGACGATGCGAGCTATCAATAATGGTTCCGTCTAGGTCAAAGATTGTGATATTTTTAATCATGGTATTTTCTTTCTGTTATTGTTTCTTTCTATATATTATATATAAGCATTGTAAGGGTAAAAATCAAGAGGCAAAGTGAAAATAGTTTCCAATGAAATCAATGAGTTATCATTTTTATTATCAAGCAATATCAATGGGTTAGCCTTAATGCAGAGCGTTAGCATTGGCTAGTAAGACCTTGTAATCATTGGATTTTTCGCAGGCGGGGCCCCTCGTTCACGCTTTGTTCACGGTTTGTTCCAGCTGGCGCGTCTAAGTCATTGTTTTATATAAGAAAAATCGGGGCTAATCTGCCCCGAATATATCCTCGAATGATTGACCGAACCCCTCGACAATTTCTTTTTCCATTGCCGCGATTTCTTCTAATGACATTTCTTGCGTCATTGCGTCCATCTCTTTTTCGAGCTGTTCCAAATCAAAGTCCATTAAAATGCCCCCCATAAAACTGACCCAGCAAACCAGATCATAAAAGTTGTGATAGATCCAACAATGGCCGAGCCAATCTTGTGTTCGACGATTGCTTCTTTAATTTCTTTATGATGAAACATGCGATTTCTCCTATTGATTTAAGTGGACGACAAATGCGATGAAATGATAAGTAAGCAGAATTGCTCCGATAGTTGTCATAATATCTCCTAACGATAAAGAGTTGATGTTTCGTTGCGATAATCAAACAAGGCAAATAGAAAGCCGAGCATTGACCAAACGAAAGTAAGAATAGCGATGAATGAACAACCAAGCATAACCCACCAAGCAAAATCCTGATGTGGAATAGATGCCATTGCAAAACCTGAAACAACGCCAAGCATAACAGCAACGGCGATCAGTACGCCGAAGATAATCATTTTACGTTGGGCAATCATTCTAGCAGAAGCGTGAAACATTTTTTTAATCCTTTGTTTGTTTGTCATCTTATATATAGAATATAGTCATTCATCATAACAAAGTCAACAGCTAGACGCAAAATAATATCCAATGTTTTCAGTGACTTGTCATTTTTATTTGCCAATGATATCAAGGGGTTAGCAGGCATAGGCCATAGGGGTGGGGCGGTTATTAGGACTATAGGTCGTTCGCACGCGTTGCGCCCATCCACAGAGCCTTTATAAGGGAAATTTTGAAAAAACAGGTCACTTCTTGACATCCCTTGAAGGGAGTAGTATTATAGACTTAATTTCTAATCGACAAGTTTAGACGAATCTTTAAAATTTTTTATGAGGTAAAAATGGAAAAATACAAATACGGTCCTTTAGTGTATAACACAACCCATCCTGATGACGACGATTCAGGTAATTTTTACTGGCCAGGATTACCCCCTGTAGGATATGATGAATTAGCTATCCCCATTGACGAAAAAGGTTTTCAATGTTTAGATGATAGTTCTCCTCTACACCCGCACCACAAACCTAGCCTTGTTGAACCACACCTTTTAATAGGCGCCCAATTACCTACTATAGAAAGTGTAAAAGCATGGTTTGATGATAACTTTTTGTTAGTTTCAGAATGGGAAGTTTGTAGGTATATCTTGAGGTGGTATAATTTTCAACCAGGTAAGACTGATCTTTATAAAGTCTTAGTTAGCGAATCTGAATCTATTGAGGAAGTGATTGAAAAGCTTTGGCCCGACGTACAGAAATCTTAAACTATCTTGTAGACCGTTTATCTACGATAAATACTACCAACGGCTACCTCACTAACGTGAGTCAAGTACACCGTTCGTATAAATATTTGGATGATATCAACGATTTTCCTACTATTACCTTTGGCGGGGTAAGAGAGAATAATGATGAGTTTGGTGATGGTCAAATTTTAAAAACTATGACACAATCTATTAGAGGATATGTAATGACTGACGATGATTCCCTGCATGATTCGGAGAATCTTGCGTCAGACATTGAAACAGTGGTTAACAGCTATGCCGATTCCTCGGCAAACTTATCAGTGCATGAGTCACGTGTGGTTTCAGTAGGAACAGATGAAGGACTACTCTCTCCATATGGAATAGCTGATGTGACTATTGAGATAATTTATGAGGAGTGACGATGCCTACTAGACGTACTGAAGTAGCTGAAGCGCTTGTTGAAGATATTTATACTAAAACGAGTGTGCTAAGGGGCAATGTACAGCGTCAGTTTATTTTTTTGAATGAAGTGAACGACTTTCCGTTTGTTACTTTTATACCGCGTGAAGAGGTTAGAACACATCGAGGAGACGGGCGTAAGCTTGCTTCTCTTCAGCTGTCACTTCGTGCTTATGTACATAATGGCAATCCTGGAGGCGAGTCAATTCGAGATGCCGAAAATATAGGAATACAAATAGAACAAGATATTATAGATCAATTTGCTGCGTCACACCGTGACCTTGAAGTAGAAGAGGCTCGTGTGATAGCTTTTAGAACTGACGAAGGTCTGGTGGCTCCTTATGGCATTGCAGATCTAGATATTGTTATAGTTTACGAGGTGAACGTATGAAAAAGACAAATAATACAACAGTTACTACGTCTGTTGATGCGCT